TTGTCGGCCTCATCGCGCGATAGATGCACGCACCCCATCTGCCAGCGCAGAACATCATGCCCACCGTGGATGACGTCCGCGGGCCAGGCGCAGAGATCGGCGTCGAGGCCGCTACGTTCGACGATCTGGCGAAGGGCGCCCGTGGCCTGATCACCGAACTGGCGCGCATCACGCCAGGCCTCGAGGGGGTGCGCGACAAGCTGGCGGAGATCGAGCGCAAGGAGGATGTGCTGGCGCTCGAGGAGGCCGCGAAGAAGGGCCTCATCAGCGCCGCCGAGCTGGCGGCAGCGCTCGGCGCCGTCGAGCGCAAGTTCGACGACATCAAGCGCAAGGCAGAGGCTGCGAAGAATACGTTTGCTGGCGGATTCACGCGAGCAATCGAGGGGCTTCGCGATGCCGCAGTGAACCTCGGCGAGTCCGCAGGCAACGCGCTGGGCACGGTCCTGGTGAACGGCGTCGATGGCCTCAGCGACGCAATGGGCGACGTGATCACCGGGGCCAAGAGCGCGAAGGATGCGTTCCGCGACTTCGCGCGGCAGTTCCTGGTCGACATTGCCCGCATGGCATCGAAGCTGCTCCTGCTGGGTGCAATCAAGACCCTCTTTGGTCTTGAGGATGGCGGCGTGGTCCCCGGCGGCGTGAGTACGAACGTGATCCCGTTCCGAGCGCTCGCACGTGGCGATGTGATCCATAGCCCGACGCTGGCGGCGATCGGCGAAGGCAAGAACAGCGAGGCCGTGGTGCCGCTGCCGGACAACCGAAGCATCCCCGTCACCTTCACTGGAGGCGGTGGCGGCGGAACGGTCCTGAACTTCAACATCACTGCGATGGACGGTCGCGACGTGCAACGTGTGCTCGTCGAGCAGTCCGGCACGTTGCGTTCGATCTGGGAAAACCAGGCCGAGAACCGCGCCGGCATGCGGCACGTCATCCAGCGCAGCACGGCATGAAGCGAGCACGGAACCGATGACTGAACTCCGGTACTGCGGTCTGAAGCAGGGTGTGAACTCGCATCGTGTGACGACGATCGGCAACCAAAGCAGCGATGCCGGCGGCGGCGACGGGTGGTCGCAGATTGCGTCGATGGGCACCGACGACATGCCAACCGGAGCGCGGCCGTATGCCCTTTGGATCACGGGCAAGATCGGCGACCGCTTGTATGCCGGATCCGGGCTTGTGCATGGGCGTGCCGAAGTCGTGCTCGGAACGACCGGAGGAACGAAGCACCCGAATTACCGCATGGATGTGCCGCTGCAGGAGCCGATCGACGCCGACGTCGGCATCCCGTTCGCGTTCCTCGTGCTGATCTCGGCGACCGAAGCCGATGCGCTCTTCGGCACGTCCATCGACCTCAGCACGGTCGACCTTTGCCTGTTCGCTCGCAGCTACACAGGCGGCGACCCGCAGACGTTCTACACGGAGTTCACTGTCAGCGACGTGGCGTGGCTGTGGTTCGACCTGTCGCAGATTCCCGCAGGTCACAGTGCGCAGTATCACGCGAGCGGCGGAACAGGGACGCCACTGGCGCCCTCGTCGTCCGGCATGGCGCAGTGGGACCTGCTGGGCCCAGCTTTCGGGAACGCCGACGAGGTGTGGCTCAACTTCGCTTCCACGCGCTACCAGGTGCGCGACCACAACCAGCTTGCGCCGCAGTTCCAGTTCGGGCTTTCGCCGGCAGGAACGGTCGGATCGAAAAGCACGTACCTGGGGACCGGCGACCGGTACGGCTACAACCGTTCGCCGAACGTCGGCGGATCGTTCCCGATCTGGAACTGGGTGCACCAAGGTGGATTCTGGGTCGAAGAGCAGGCGAACAGCGTGACGACGTTCGGAGCATCGCTGCAGCAGATCGGTGGCCCGACCACCGTGCAGTCGCGGTGGTTCGACGTGCGCCACTTCGCGGTGCGCATCGACACGCTCACCGACCTGCTCTGGCAGCACATCGCGACGACAGACATAGCGCTTCCTGAGATCGACCCGCTGTGGCCGACCTGGCACACGACGCTTGAACGACCAGCGCCGCAACTGCTCACCGAGCCAATCGTCATGGCTTGCGGTATGCCGGTGTTCGTGAACCAGCGCGCGGCGTACGGAACGCGAGCGTGGGAATCCAACAACATCCTCGCCGGGTTTCGAGAAACGACGAAGACGGAGAGTGATGCGACGCGCGGCGAGCGGGCGAGTGCGATGTCGTACGGGCGTCGCACCTTCCAGGTGTTGTCGCCGGCGATGCAGTGGCGCGCGACGTGGCTCGGCAATGCAGTTTCACCGGCGCCGCGGCAGGCCGTGCGCGACATCACCGTGGTGCAGTTCCATCCGGTGCGCGACCCGGAGAACGTCACGGTGCCGCCGGGCACGGAGCCGGCGCCGCTATTCATCGTCCCGAACTCGCAGGGACCCGACCCGGCAAGCCTTCCGCTGCCACCGCTGCCACCGAACTCCGATCCGCTTGAACTCGGACGACTTGAGCGCACCAAGATCGAAGGCGCGACCGGCTACAAGCGTTCGTGGCCGATGGGTGCTCCTGCGCTGCGCGTGCTGACTGTCGGATGGGGGCCGCTCAAGACCTCGCAGGCGCAGGAGGTGTTCGAGTTCCTGCGCGACAACCTGACGTGGCAGTACGTGCCGCCGCGCGGTGATCCCGTATCGGTGCTGACAGCCGTTCGCCCGTTGCGCCAGCAGGTCGCGCACGACATCTTCTCAATCACGGTCGACGTTGCCGTGCTTCGTTGGACTGGAGCCTAAGCGTGCCCATCATCCTTCCATCGACGGTCGAGCAGCAGGGCGAGCGGCCGCACGCAACGCAACCGTGGGTGTGGCTCCTGCAACTGCAGGTCAGCAAGGGCGACATCGCAACGCCATCGGTGCTGCTGCGATCGAGCTCGCTCGACGTTCCGCTGGAGTGGCCGGCGTCGAACCCGACCGTGCAGACTTGGTACCCGTGGCCGTTCACGTTCTCGCCGATCGAGCAGAACCAGGAAGGCGACTTGCCGCAGGTGCAGTTGAGCATCGACAACAGCACGCGCTTCCTCATGCCGTACCTGCACAACGGAAAGATCGAAGGGAATCAGGCCGTGTTGATGCTGGTCCCGACGGCGGCGCTCGCGATCCCATACCCGGACCACGAGTTCTTGCACTGGGACCTGCGCGTGGGCGGAGTGCAGGCGACGAGTAGCGCGATCACGCTGCGGCTCGAGCGGCCGAACTTCTTCGCGCGCACAAGCCCAACCGATCGCTACATCCCGAAGCGGTGTCGGTGGTCGTTCGGCTCGCACCAGTGCGGGTATGTGCAGAACGCGTTCGCGGCGTTCACGTCGTGCGACAAGTCGCTAGCGGCATGCATCGAACGAGGTGACGACATGACGTTGCGCGGTCTGCCGCCGGTGCTTCCTGGCAACTATGGTGGCCATCCTGGGATCGCATCGAGGCGCCGCTGATGCGCGACATTCTCAGCACGCCGTACGTCGTCGGAGGGCGAACACCAGGAGTGGGCATCGACTGTCTTGGCGTGGTCGCCGAGATCGCTCGCCGGCGCGGCGTCCCGGCACCTGATGGTTGGCCGTCGATCGAAGCGGCGTACAGGCGTGGAGAGATCGACCACAGCGGCTTCCCTGCAGGCTGGGTTCGCGTCGATGCGCCAGCTGATCCGTACGTCATCAGGGACGGCGACGTGCTCTTGTTCTATGGCACGCATCCGTGGTGCGCGATCGTGCATGCTGGTCACGTCTACTCTTCGTCGCGTGAGCACGGATCGGCGTACTGTGTGCCAGGCTACCGCTGGAAGGTGCAGCCTGCAGAGGTGTGGAGGTGGCAGCCGTGATACGACTTTCCGTGAAGAAGGGCCTGCTCGGCGACGATGTCTCGACGCATGATCTGCCAGCGATTGGTCAGACTGCCATGGATCTGGTGGATGGCCTTCGTTCGCGTCTTCCGCAGGGCCTTGGAATAGTCGTCGCCATCGACGGCATCGCGGTCGAGAACCAGGCAGAACTCGACCGCCCGCTCGTCGACGGCGAACACGTCGTAGTGATGCCGCAGACGACAGGCGAGGCCGTTCTCGCGTTCGTCATCGAGGTCATCGAATACGCGATCGTCGCGCTGGCGGTGCACTACCTCATCGGCCTGCTGACTCCTGCGCCGAAGCCGCCTGGTGTCGCGCAGGATCGTGGCGACAGCGCTTCGCAAACGTACGCATGGGACGGCATAAAAACGAACTATGGCGCCGGTCTGCCGGTGCCGTGGGTCTACGGCAAGCACGCTGTCGGCGGCCAAGTCGTCTGGACCGACGTCAACACGACGGGATCGGGAGGTGCATCGAGCCAAACGGACAAGCTCCGCATGATCCTTTCGCTGTGCGAGGGAGTTGTGCAATCGGTCGGAGGCAAGACAGGCGAGCAAAACGTGCTCTTCAACGCGAACTTGCCGGTCGGACTCATCATCGACGGGAACTTGATCGACGCACCGCCGGGAACGTCGCTCGGAGCGATCGCGTACACGAGACCCGGGACGCAGGACCAGACGCCGCTGCCGATGCCGTTCTCCGGGATCTCTGCGGCATATGAACTGGGACTCGACCTTGTCACGGGACCGAAGGTGTTCACGTACTCTGACGGTGGCAACGTCGTCGGTTTGCGCGTCATCGTCGTGGCGCCCTCTGGCCTCTATGAGCAGGGATCGACCGGAGTGCCGCAGGTGGTGTTTGCGCAGGTGCGCATCAACGTCCGCGAGGTAGGCGACGTTTCTGGCGGCGTCGTGGTGAGCACGACGGACGTCGGTGCCGGTGGGCCTTATGTTGGATACTTCGTTCGGACTCTGAGTGTCGACCTGACGCAGTGGTGGCCGAACGGCATCACGCGCAACTTCGAGGTCACCGTTGAGAAGTTCGGCTTCGTGGGTCCGCAGACGGTTGCGTCGCTCGTGTGGCGTGACGTCTCTGTGCAGCAACCGACCACACTGCGCTATCCGAACGAAGCTCTGATGGCGCTGGAACTGTGGGCGAGCGCTCGATTCTCCGGTGGTCTGCCGCAGGTGCAGGTGCCGGTGGAAGCGCTGCTCGTGCGCGTCTGGGACGCGGTGAACGGATGGTCGCCGCGCTGCTGGCACGTGCCGGCGGCGCCGTTCGACTTCAACACGCACCCGCCAGGCCGGAACCCCGCGTGGTGCTGTCTCGACTACATCCTGTCGCGGCACGGGCTCGGCGAGTACCTGACCGAAGCCGACGTGGACCTGCCGGCGTTTCGCAGATGGGCAGCGTTCTGCGACACGGACCCAAACCCAACGACGCCGTGGGATGAAGCGGCGTTCACGGTCGACGTCGTCGGCGACCGACCTAGGCCTGCATGGGAATGGGTGCTCACGTTCTGCGCTGCAGGTCGCGCCGCTCCGGTCATTCGCAACGGCAAGCTGTCCGTCATCTACCAGTTCCGCGACGAGCATGGCGACGCAGGTGTCACCGTTCCTGCGAAGACGCCGACGCAACTTCTGACCAGCGGCAACGTCGAGAATGTGAGCATGCGATGGCTTTCGAAGCTGTCGCGCCCGACGGTCTATCTGTTCCAGTACCTGAACGAAGCCGACCTTTGGCAGCAGGACGTGCTACCGGTTGAGGACCCCGAAGGCACGATGAACGATGCCACTTTCCTCGACGGGGACAGCTACCGCCCCGAGACCGTGCAAGCGTACGGCGTGACGCGAGGACAGCAGCTGTTTCGCGAAGGGATCTGGAAGCACCGCATCACGCGTCTGGTCGATCGGGAGCTGTCGTTCGTCGCGGGACCGTGGACGCTCGCCGCCGAAGTCGGAGACCTGATCGAGTTCGAGCACGAGCTGCTTCGGCCGTTCGGCGCCGACGATGTCGCGGTGTCGGCGATGGTGACGCACATCGAGGACAGCACCAACCTGGTGATCGACCACGACCCCGGAACGGCGACGCACATCGTGGTGCGCAGCGAAGACGGGTCGAGTCGCATCGCGACCATCGGAATGACGTTTCCGCCAGGTGTGAACGGCTGGCCGATCATCCTCGACGATCCAGGCGTCACCGAAGTGCAGAACGGTGCAGCCGTCGTGCTCGGCGTCGCCGACAAGCTGGTGGAAACCTACGAACTGGTGTCGGTGTCGCTGGGGCAGGATCTGAAGCGCGAGTGCCGGGCCATCCAATGGACGCCAACCGCGTACGATCCCATCGAGCAATCAGAGTGGGACGATGCGGCGCGCGGAGATGACGCAGAGTTCCGCGTGCTCGATGCTCCTGCAGACACCGGAGACCGTCAGGCGACGCTCGGCACGAGCGTTCAACGGGACTGGAGCGGGCATCGGATCACATGGGCTCGCCCGCGCTCGATGCAGGCGAAAACGTGCGCGGTCTATGTGCGCCCGGTGGGTGAGGAAGTATGGCGCCCGATCGCGACCACCGATGCGTCCACGCTGAACTGGGATGGCTTCGAAGCGCACCGAAGCTACGAGGTGTCGATCTGCTGGCCGGGGCTCGATGGCATCCACGTCATGCCGGAGCAGGGCGACCAGACGACGATCATCGCGAGCGAGTTCCCGGAGTGGCAGCCGCCGGCGATGACGAAGGCGCGCGCCGTTCTGCTGGACGGCGCCGTGCTGGTGCAAGCCGATGAACTGCAGGCGCCCGACCTCGATGCGTACGAACTCGCCATCGGATCTTCGTGGGCGGCTCGTCGCGTGCTCGCTCGCGAGCGCTTCCCACGGTTCCACCTGTCGATTCCTGCCGGGCCGCCGATCCTCGTCACGGCGAAGTCGAAAAGCGGGCTGCACGGCTTGCCTGTTGTCGTCGAGAACCCGGACTGGTCGCCGCCGAACATGGTCGCCGAGATCGACGAAGACGACCTTGCTACGTCTCCGGCAGGCACGCACGACGGAACCGAGTTCAGCGGCGGAGTGTTGCAGCTTCAGTCGGCGGTACTGTCCGGCAGCTACGTCAGTGCCGAGCAAGATGCGGGCTACCAAGCGCCGTTCTTCTGGCAAGTCCGATGGGACCGCCGCGAACTTGAGGACGTGACGGTTGGCGAACTCGACTTCGCCGTCGGCAGCGGAGAAGCACGGTGGCGCACGATCGAGGGCAGGCCAGCGAGCAGCGGTGTGCCTGGCCTCGACTGGGAGACAACGGTTGGCGACCTGGCCATGCCGCTCAGCGACCTTCCGCTTTCGCTGCGAGTGGGTGGCCACATCGGCGAGGTTGGCACGCATACGCAGGTGCTCGTCGAGTCGCGCTTCTACGTCGACGGAGCCTGGACGGCGTACCGCGAGCACGTGGACCGCACCGTGCTCGCCAGCAGGATGCAGGTGCGAGTCACGATCCACCGTCGGGAAGTTGTCTACCGGGCGACCGTTCACCTACTCTCCTATCACGCGTTCGTCTGAACGCAGGAACCACGATGGCACAAGACTTCTCGCTTCCAATCTCGCCGACGCAGTATGCGAACTTCGCGCTGATGACGACGATTCCGAACGCGCTGCTGGCGCTCCGATCCTGCCACAGCGGCTCATCGGCACCTGCTGCGACAACGCCGTACATGCTGTGGGCGGATACGACGAGTGGGTGGCTGAAGATCCGCAACGCCGGCGACACCGCCTGGCTGAAGGTCGCTCCGCTTGCAACCGACTCTGTGCTGCAGCTGCCGGTCGAAGGCTGGGCCGCGGCGACGGTAAGCGCGAGCAAGACGGACAAGCTCGCCATCGTGCCGCGAGCGGGGACGATCAAGCGCATGGCCGTTCTGAGCGGCGCCGCAACGACGAGCAGCAGCGGCAACGAGTGGCAGTTCGTGCTGACGAAGTACCCAGCGTCGGCGCCCGGTTCGCCGGTCGCTCTGTTCAGCGGCACCGTCGGCACGTTCACCGGCCTCGGCGGCGTCGGCGGTGGAGCCGAGATGGTGGCGAATGCAGCCTACTTCCTGACGCCAGACCAGAACGCGACGGTTGCCGCCGGCGACGTGCTGGAACTGACGCTGACGAAGGTCGGCAGCATCGGCAACCTGACGACGCTGCGGGTCGGCGTCGAGATGGAGTGACCGATCCATGGCCACCGATCGCAACGGGCACACGATTGCAGCCGGCGAGGTGTACGTGCTCGCCGGCAAGGTGCGCCGCATCGACGGCGACACCGTGCTCGTCGCGATTGGTGAGCGCGGCGAGCAGGTGGTGCGGATAGACGCGGCCGACGTAGTGCTCGTGGACGACACCGGCGGCACCGGCGGTGGTGGCATCACCGAGTCGGAGGCGAACGACCTGATCGACGCAGCGATCGCGACGCACGACGGAGAAGCCGATCCTCACCCTGGCTATGCGTTGGAGGCCGCGGGCGCGTTCACTACGCTAGCTCCGACCAGCGCAGTTGCTGCGGCCAACGGCACGAACGAACTCGTGCGCGCTGTCGAGGTCGATTCGCTCGCGGCACTGACGGTGGCGCTGCTCGCCGGGAAGCAACCGCTCGACGCGACGTTGACCGCATTGGCAGCGCTGACGACCGCGGCTAACCAGATCGTCTATGCGACGGGTGTCGACACGTTCTCTATGACGGCGCTCGATGCGTGGGTGCGGTCCAACTTCCTGAACGCGGCGAGCGCATCAGCGGCCCGCACCGCATTGGGCCTTGGCGCAGTCGCGGTGCTCGACACGATCGGGTCGGCGCAGTTGCAGGACGATGGGGTGATCACCGCCAAGATCCCGAATGCGGCCATCACGTCGGCCAAGATGGCCAACATGGAGGACGGGACGCTCAAGGGCCGTCCGAAAGGATCTGGCGCTGGCGCTCCGAGCAACCTCAGCGGATCGGATGTGCGGGCAATCGCGGATGTGCGATCGCCGCATGTGTACGCGATCTGGGCCGGTCCAACGGTCAACTGGGCCGTCCTGTCGGCCGAGACCCTGTTCCTCGGCTCGGCTCCGTGGTCCTGCCGTCCGTACGACGGGACTCGCGCGACTCAGGCGCGCATCACTGCGTGCCACGCCGGCGCCGCGTCGAGCGGTTCCGTGCACCTCACCGCCAAGTACACGACGAACGGACAGGCCGCGTCGACCTACAACACGGTCGGGACCTGGACCCAGCTCGGCGCGTCGGCACAAGTCGTGCTCACGCTCGGCACCGGTGCGGGCGCGAACTACCTCGACTCCGGCTGGATCGACATTGCGTCGGGCGCCAAGATCGACGGCATGATCGCGGTCACGGGCGACGGCGGCAACGGGTCCACCAGCGTCACCTTCTATTCCGTCAACGTCGAGTTCCGCTGAACGACTTTGGGCGCAAGCGTACTGACGATGTCGCTACACGTAACCCAAGAAGCAGCGGACAAGACGTTGACCAACCTCGCCGACGCCGGGCTCGCTGGAGCCATCTTGGCCATCATGGTGGCTCCCGTGCTGCTCGTGCTCGTGCGCGGATCGCAGAAACGCCAAGAGGCAACAGACGCGCGCGACGAACGCGACGCCGTGGCGCGGCGCGAGCGCGAATCCCGTCTGGTGGACGCGTTGGTCGCAAGCGTGCAGCACCAGAAGGAAGCCATCGCCCAGTGGCGTGAGTTCGAGAGCGAGGAGAAGGTGACGCACCAGGCGATCCTCGCCAATCTGGGGCAGTTGACTGCCACCCTGGCGCAGATCGCGAGTAGCATCCGTCACCCATGAAGACCATCCACAAGCTGGTGACGTACGCCATGTGTCTCGGCCTGCTGCTGCTGCCGGCGTGCGAGGGTATGGGCCTGACGTCGCCGCAGCGCGATGCTGCGCGGCAGTCGCTGCTCAACGAGTTGAACGTCGGCCGCATCACGCAGGCGCAGTACGATGCGGCCGTCGAGTCGCTCAACCGGCCGACCATCACCGCCGACGACTGGGCCAACTGGCTGATCGCTGGCGGTTCCGTGGTCGCTTCGATTCTGACCGGGGTGCCGATCGCCGTCGGTTTCGCGGCCCGAAAGGTGGAGAAGGAGCGTGGCGCGCCGCGCACGGCGGAGCAGACCGCGGAGTTGCAGAAGCTCGTCGAGAAGGTGTGACGCGCAGTGAACCGCCGCGCCGAGTTCGTTGCCGAGCTCGCGCGCGTCGCCGGGCTTGACCCGGAGCAGGCCGAGCTGGTGGCGATCGTGGCGCTGCGGCTGCTGTCGCGCGAGGCCTCGGCGTGCGCGTGTGCGTTGGACCGCAGCGCGCCCGAACTGGCGATGGGGGCGCGCTCCGTCGCCGCCAGGCTGCAGCTGCTCGAGGATCTGCAGGCGCGCGGCACGCAGGATCTGGCGACGATGCGGGCGCGCCGGGCGATGCGGCAGCGGCTCGACGACGACGACCCTTGGCGTGGCGCGCGCGACGAACGCCGACGACGGCAACGGCTGTAGCGGATTCCTTGACGTTTGCTTGACACGGCCGGGGACGGTCGGTAGACGTTCCGGGCATGAGCAAGCAAGCGGAACGTGAGAGACTCCCCAGTATCCGCTGCGGCGGGTTCGGCCTGGTCATCGGAGCATCCGGCGTGCGGCACCGCTGCCCGAGTTGCGTCGTGCACGGCCGCCCGGTGCACCGCGACCTGCTGCCCCTGATCGCCGGCGGCCAGGGCGACACCGACGCCGAGGCCGAGCGCGAGGGGTTCGGCGCCGCGGCGTGGCTGGTCGGCACCATCGGCGTCGCCATCGGCGTTGCGATCGGCGTCGCCGTCGCGGGGGCGTTCTGATGCGCGCCGCACCGAAGGCGGTGGCCAAGCCGCGCGCGTGGGAAGACCTCGTCGGGCTGTTCGCCGGCACGCGCGAGGAACTGGCGGCGGTGCTCGGCGTGTCGCGGCAATCGCTGTGGAACCTCCTCGAGCTGCAGCACAAGCGCCCGCCGAACGACCTGCTGCGCAAGCTCGCCTTCGCGCTGGGCAAGCCGGTCGACGGGTCGCAAGCGCCGAAGCTGGCCGAAGTGCTGCGGCTGTGGCGCGAGGCGAAGGTACGCGCATGAGCGATCCACGGGTCGACCTCATCCCGGTGCACGACGGAGAACCTGTATTTCCGCGCCTTCTTTGGCAGGGTCAGGAGATTGGGGATCGGTACCTTCGCCTGGTCCAAGAGGAGCCTGAGGAAGGGTTCAACTCGTTCCGCGTCGAATGGCTATCGCACGACGCCATGGGCGGCGAATGTTGGGAGCGACTGAGCGAACCCTTGACCGAGGAGGACTACTGTGACGAGGTGGCACTTCTCCATGAGGCCCTCGCCTCGGCGCTCAACCGACTGCACGCGAAGTGGCGTGAGGCGAAGGGGGTCGCCAAACAGACCCCGGAGGCCAAACCATGACGCCTACTGCCGCCAAGGCCGCATGCCGCTGGTCGAAGGCTTCCACGTCACGCGCGACGGCCGCCGCTACCGCTGCGGCGCGCCGGAGCAGGCCAGGCCGGTCGAGTACAACCCCGACCCCGGCGTTCGATGTGAGCGCGATTCTGCAGGCCGCTGTCGACCGCGAGTGCGCGCCGCCGTGGGTGCGGCACCCCGAGCCGTGGGACAACGTCGTGGTGCGTCGGGCACCGCGGCAGTAGCCTTCGCTGCCGCACGGGCTGCACACGGCGTCGCCTGCTGGAACCCCGCACGTCGGGCCCAGCATGCGGAGGGTTCGATTCCCTCGCGGTCCACCAGTGCAGTGTTGGCACCACGCGCCCCGCCGTGGCCCGTAGACGGCGAGCGGGGCAACCCTTCCCCCGCATCACGGCGGTGCAGAGCCGCCACCGGCTGGCTGATCCGCACCGCTGGCACCGCGCCTGCCGCGACATCGCCGCCCCGCCCGACCAACGGTAGGGGGTGGCTTCCAGGCGATCCTGGGGCGTCCTGGGGCGCCCTCATTTCGGGGAGCGAAACCAGGCATGGCTGGTGGCGCACGCCACACCACTGGCGCCCACTTGGCGCCCACGGCGAACCACCAGGCGAAGGCCGAGGACCCGAAGGCGCTGCAAGCCGATGTCGCACGCCTGAAGCGCGAGCTGGTCGCGGCGAATAATTGTGGGAATAAAATCGCACCACAACGCCGAACAGTTCCCCCGCGCCCGCGCACGCACGCGTCAGACTCTGAGAGAGGAATCCATCGGGACTCCCACCGTCAGAAGGACCAGGCCGTACCCAGACCCCCCCTACCCCCCCGTTGGCCGTTCGCAGCGCGGTTCCTACGGGCCCAGCGCGGCGGTGTCAAGCGTCGATCTGCAGCCGGTTCTGCACCAGGTAGGCACTAGGTTCGCACTAGATCGCACGTGCGAACGTGCGAACCGCAACCTGTTGCGTTGCACCGATGCTGCGGCTACAAGATGCGCGCTACCCGCTCCACGGGTCACCGCGCCGAGAGCTGCCGGCGCCAGCAACACCACAAGGCGATCACGGGGCCGCAGCTGGCCAGCCACCTTGGCCCGCCCCGCGATTCGCCGCTTGCTTCCGCCTTCGCCATCGGTATCACCACGACTCGCGCGAGCCGCCGGTGTGGTGCCGGTGCTCGCTGCCCATGGTGACGAGTGGAGGGACTGCAGGCCTTGCGCGCCGCTGGTGCGCGCGACTGGAGCGACGACGTCGAAGCAGCATCGGCGTTGCTGAGTGCCGCCGGCGTGCTCGGCCTTGCACCTGGCCAACGTCGTTCGATGGCCCGCGAACTGGTGCGACGCCGGTTCTCGCCCAGCGACCTGCTGACGTTCCTGGCGCACCACCTGCAGCGCGGCCGCGGCGGTGGCTGGCTCTGTGTGGTGCTGCGGCGCGACCCCGAGGCCGTGGCGAAGTGCAGGTGCAAGCGCCGCGGCATCGGCGGTGCCGTGCCGCTGCTGGCCGGCACGGTCGATCGTCGTCGCCAGGCTGATGCGGCCGAGCTCGTGGCGCACGTGGCCGCGCGGTCGCGTGTGGCGACGGTGCCGGTGCGCACCGCCGCCGATGTGCAGACGCGCGAGAACATCCAGCGTCGGTTCCTCGACCTGGTCGCCGCCGGAACGTCGCCGGCCGTCGCCGGCAACGAACTGGTGGCCGCCGCGCGCGTGGCGAGCCGGTTCGCCGAACTGCGGCTGCCGCCGAAGCTCGCACCGTCGGCGCTGCGGATGCGGCACCGGCTGCGGCTCGCTTGACGAAAAACGAAGCCGCATGCTTGACGTTCCGCCGCGGGAGTGTAAAGCTACCGACGTCGTGCTGCTGGCGGGTGGTGTGGTGCCTTCCGCCGCGCACGTGGAGTCCACATGCCAACCGGCGAGAACATCAAGCGGTGCCCGTTCTGCGGCTCGCGGCGCGTCGAGATCCGCGCGAACGCATCGGCCTTCTCGACTGGATCGCTGGCCGCGCTGTGGTGCGAGTGCCTGACGTGCGGCGGCCGTGGCCCGACCGGTGGCACGCGCGTCGGCGCGGTCGAGCGCTGGGACCATCGGTTCCGCGGTGACGGTGCGCGCGAGCGCGCAGAGCGTGAAGCGTGAAGCGTGACACTGCGCGAACGAGGAAGCCGTGACCGACCGATCAAATCGGCGTGTTCGGCACCGCCGGCACAAGGCGCGCTCCAAGGCAGCCTACTGGCGTTCGATGTCCTGGGTGGCGCGCGGCCTGGAGTTCTTGGCGATGTCGATGTTCGTCGACGCGGACGACGGTGGCGTGGTATTCCTCAATGGCCCCATGGTCGGGCAGTTGATGCACCTGGAGCGCGGGGCCAAATGGCACCAGGTGGCCCAATGGGACGCCCCCGAGATGTGGAGTAAGCAGCCGCCGACGGACGAGCAGATGGCGCTACGCACCATCAACTACCGCATCGAGCGGCGGCGCGAAGGCCGCCTGTTCTTCGGTGGGGCCAATCGGCGTTACCGCGAACTCCGTCGAGTTGCGCGCATGGAGGCAGCGTGATCCGCGCCCGCTTCCTCGGCGTAGGCCTCCCCCCGCGCCCGATCCCGTGCGCGCGCTGCGGCCAGATGCTGCGCATGGACGGCGACGCGTTCTTCGACGAAGCCGTGTGGTCGTCGCCGCTGTTCTGCTCCGAGGCGTGCTTCGTGGCGCGCTACGCGAGCAAGACCAACAACCTTCCCGACGCGCACCGGCTCAACGCCGGCGACGTCGTCGACAACCAACCGCCGACCGACGATCACCCGGCCGTCGGCGAAGACCTCTGGTGATCGCAAGGACCGAACGAATGGCACAGCACGCAAAGGAAGGGGTGGCCGATCGCAGGACCGCCAGTTCATGGGACGCCGCCGGCGGCACCGACAAGGCCGACCAGGCCGCGGGCTTCCTCGGCGACCAGGCCGACGAGGACCGCGACACGGCGAAGACGAGCCAGGCCGCCAAGGGGCTGCGCACGGCGAAGGATCTCGTCGGGGTGATGGCGAAGGCGATCGCGCACGGGCTCGCGAGCGAGAGCGACGGCGTGAAGCTGGCGTGTCTCGAGGAAGTGGCCGACCTCGGCAACGCCGCGCGTGATGCGTGTCGTGCGGCGATGCGCGACGCGAAGAAGGAAACCCGCAACCTGCAGCCTTCGACGTGAGCACCACCGCCGACGCGATCGAGGAACTGCTGGCGCAAGCCGGCGTCGACATCGGTCGGCCGGAGAAGCGGCGCGAGCGCGCGGTGCGGCTGGTCAACGAGGGCATGGCCGAGGAAGACCTGGCCGAACTCGTGACATGGTCGCACCGCACGCGGCGCAAGCTGCACACGGTGGGGCACTGGGTGGGCTGGGCGACGTCGTCGGCGGTGCGCTGGCGCGCGGCTCTGACCGACGTGCGCAAGCTGCAGGCCGCGGCGAAGGCGCAGGCCGGCGGGGTGAACGAGACGCCGCTGTCGCGTGAGCCGTCGCCCGAGCAGGCCGCGGCGCGCACGCGCGGGCTTGCCTACTGCCGCATCGTCGGCGACGGCGCCGCCGAGCAGGTGGTCGCGGACGAGCTCGGCGTCAGTGTCGAGAAGCTGCGGGAGCTCGTGACGCAGGAGCGCGAAGCGCGGGGCGTTCCCGCGCCGGTGCCGGCGGCGCCGCGGCGCAGAGCGAAACCAGCGGCCGAGCCGGCTGCACAACGTGGTGAAGAACTGTGGTGAGACGATTCGCAGAGTCGACGACCGTGCCCGTGGACCGCACGCGGGCCGAGTACACCAAGAGCGGCCGAGGCCGACGGGCCCCGTCGGTAGCGCTGAGGCACTGGGAGCAGGCCTGCAAGGCGCGGTGGCGCGCGCTGCTGCTGGTGATCCGCGCGAAGCTAGAAGCCGTAGCGTGCGGCATCAGCACCGTTGAGGACGAGTCATCCAGAACGAGCACCAGCACCAGTCGCGAGCACGTTCGGGACGAGAGCGCTATGAGCACCACCAGCCAGACCGAGTCGGTCACCTTGACGATGCGCCAGGTCCGCGCGTTCGTGAACCTGGGCCGCACCACGATCGAGAAGATGGTCGCGCGCGGCGAGTTCCCGAGGCCTCGACGGGTCGGCGGGAAACTGCTGTTCGATCGGGCGGAGGTGTTGGACTGGTGGCAGCGGCAGGGGGCCGACAGCTGATGGATCTCACACCCGAGTGCGTCTTGGAGTTGCTGGCTCTCCTGCAACTTCTGCCCACGAACTGGCGCGGCGCCAGGATGCCTGACGTGGCTTCGTTCGACGACATGTTGGCGCAACTGCGTGAGAAGTGGGTGTGCGGCCCGGACGCATCGACCACGGACTGCCTGTTCGTACTCGGTGACGCGCCCGATCCAGCGACTGTCGCGTTGATCGGCAACGGTCCCCTCCGCGTCGAGATCGCAACGTTTCTCGTGCGCGCTTACCATGCCATGCCTGCCCTCCTCGCCGCCGCCGAGGAGAACGCGAAGCTGCGCGGCACAGTGGACGACATCGCATCCTACGTGCAGCCGTCTGACGTTGAGGACTCGGCGGTGCAGGAGTTGCCGCCGCTCGCAGACGCGGTGCGGGATCTGGTGGCCGACCGCGACGCGCTGCTGGCGCTGCTGGTGTCAGGGCAGCCCATGCATACCCACGACCTCGGCGTGATGGAGCACGAGAAGCGATGGGTGATCGACGACGTAGAGGAGGTGCGCGCAACCATCCGCCGCATCCGCGAGAAGACGGAGTCGGTCTGATGTCCCGCCGCGCGCACGGATCGCTGTACCGCCGCAAGAAGGCCGGCAAGGCCTTCGGCGTCTGGTTCATCAGCTACCGCGCGCACGGCCGCCGCTACGCTCACCGACGACCTGGTCGGAAGCCTCTGGTGGCACAACCATGCCAACAGGTGCTGCAACCGCAGATCGAACACGCCATCACCCACAACACACGGGCCGACTCTTCTGCTCGGCAACGGGGAGGACTGACATGCCAAAGCAACCGAATGACCCCTTCCCGCGCACCCCGTGTAAGGGCTGCGGCAAGCCGATCGTGTGGGCGACGGACATCGACGGCAAGCGGCACCCGCTCGACCCGACGCCGCCGGTGTATCTGGTGCAGATGGACGGTGGCAACCCGGTCGCCACACGACAGCCGGCGGCGTTCGTCTCACACTTCGCCACGTGCCCGCAGCGTGACCGGTTCTCTGCGAGCAAGCCAAAGACGGTCGCCACCGAGGTCGATGCCGGCATGGCTGCTGAGCGGGCTGCGGCGGATCGCGTCGCCGACGCCGACCCAGCGGCGATGCTGCAACCGACTTTCGGGATGGAGAACCGGGCGCCGTCGATGTGTGGCCTCTGCGATGGCACCTACGACCACGTGCACCCGCAGCTGGTGTGCCTGCGCTGCGGCGTCGTTGGGCTGGCCGAGAACATGCGCGGGCACGTGTGCGTCGCGTCCTACACCAAGGCCGAGAAGCAGGCACTGCGCGAAGCCGTGCCGCCGCTGCCGCTCGACCCTGATCGAGTGCGCGAGACGCTCAACAAGGCAAGCGCCGACCTGGCGGATGGTGATCTGTGGTGAAGCCGACGGAGGAACCGCACTGCGATCGTTGCACTGGCTGCGACGGCACCGGCTGCGTCGAAGTGCCAGGGCCTCACTTCCTCGCCGGCGTCACGATGGGCGCCGGCGTCGTCGAGGTGTGCGACTGCGGTGAGTGCAACGGAACCGGGCACGTCCTGAAGAACAACCAATGAAGACGCTCGAGCAAGTCCTGGAAACCTTCACGCCGTCGAAGCTCGAGCTGGTCGAGCGCTGCCCCGAGGCGTTCTTCCAGCGCTACGTGCTGGGCCGCCGCCGGCCGCCAGGCGCCGCGCAGGCGTTCGGCAACGCGTTCGACGCGTGCGCGAACAACGTCTACGCCACCAAGCTCCGCACGCGCGAGACCGACAGTGCCAACGAAGTGCGCGACCTGTTCGCCGACTGGTGGGCGATCGAATCGCGCAAGGTCGAGGAGTGGGGCGTCGACGAGCACCCCGGCAAGATGCTCGACACCGGCGCCGCCGGCGTGGTGACGTGGCGCGACCGCGTCGCCGTCTACGTGCAACCGTTGCGCGAACCGCAGGTTCCGATCGAGTTCGAGGTCACCAGCGCGCGCAAGGATCTCGACGAGGCATGCGGCATCGCGACGACGTGGCGCGTGTTCGGCAAGGTCGACTTGCTGGCGTCCGTCGACTCTCCTGGCGTGAAGGTCGCGGCGACGTGCATCGACCAGAAGGCATCGCGGCGCACCTACGGCGAGGCCGAGGTGCTGCGCAGCGCGCAGCCGGCGATCTACACGCGCGGTCTGAACGTGCCGCTGTTCCAGTTCCACAACATGCGCACCGACCTGGTGACGCCGAAGGTGCAGGTGGTTCGCACGATCGTCAGCGACGGCGCGGTCGAGCACGTGCTGCACCGCATGGAGATTGCACGCCGCACCATCGCGCGCGCCTACGCGTCTGGCGACTGGGTGCCGAACCGCAACCACCAACTGTGTTCGCGCCGCTGGTGCGGGTTCGCCGTGGACTGCGAGGCGAGGCACGGCGGCAGAGTCGTTTCCTGATCTCATTCCCTACCGCGCTGCGACGCCGCCGACCCCCGCCGGCATCGACAAGGGCGCAACCGAAACACGCGGGGGCCGAGTGTGGTCGACCATGACAGACGATGCAAAGATGGCAGTGCAGGCGATGATGCCGGCGAGGACGCAACAGAGCGCGCAGCAGCTGGCGCAGATGCAGCAGACCGGGCAGCTGACGCGCAGCTGGTGGCTGGTGCCAGAGGTGTGGGACATGCTGGAACGGATGTGTTCGCGCTTCGCGGCGAGCAAGCTCGTGCCCCAGCAGTTCCAGGGCGAACCGGCGAGCGTGTTCGTGGCGCTGGCGACCGGGCTGCCGCTGGGCCTGTCGCCGCTGGCGTGCCTGAAGTCCATCGCCGTCATCAATGGTCGCCCGACGCTGTGGGGCGACGCGCCGGTCGCGATGATCCTGCAGCACCCTTCGCTGGTGTCCATCGACGAGAAGGCCACCGGCACCATCGCCGGGCTCGACCGCTGCTGGACCGTCAGCATCCAGCGCAAGCTGCCGAGCGGGCAGGTGCGAACGGTCGAGCGTTCGTACTCCGTGGACGACGCGAAGCTGGCGAAGCTGTGGGGAAAGACAGGCCGCGAAGGCCAACCGACGCCGTGGGTGACGTCGCCGGACCGCATGCTCTACAACCGCGCGAGGGCGTTCACGATCCGCGACGCTTTCGCCGACGTGCTGGAAGGTGTGTCGCTCGCCGCCGACCTGTACGAAGACGGCGACGCTGACATGAAGCCGGCCGAGTTCACGGTGCGCGAGGTGCCGCCGGCGGCGCCGGCCGCCGAACCGGACACGGTCAGCACCGGCGACGGGTTCGAGCCAGAAGCACCGCGCAAGCGCAAGGCTCGGCACACGAAGAAGCGGCCGAAGACGGGGCGCGTCGGCGACACGTGGGGCGAAGGACTCGAGCTGCAGGTGTGCATTGCGATCGACGACAGCAGCGGCGCGGAGACGTGGATCCGGTGCGAGGACATCACCGGCGACCAGGCCGCCGAGGTGTTCGCGATCGTGCATCCGCACGCAGAGCTGGCGCCGTTCGTCGACCCCGACTTCCAGGTGAAGGACGCCGGCGAAGCCGACGCCGAAGAACCGGAAGCCGAGACGCCGGAGCCGGCCGCCGAGGCACCGCAGGTCGACCAGGTGGCAGCTGCGCGCGCCGACCGCGACTGGTCGCTCGACAGCAGCACCGTGGTGCTGTTCGGGTTCGAGTGGGAGCCTGACGACCCCGAGAAGGGCGCTCTGCGCTTCGCCGTCGGCAAGCCGATCGAACAGTGGACGGGCGACCGCTGGCGCGTGTTCGGCGACCAGACGGCCGCGGTGGTGTTCGTGAAGATGACGCTCCGGCGCCGACTGAACGATCACTTCAAGGCCGCCAAGCTCACCAAGGACGCCGCCTACACGCAGGTGGCGCAAGTGCTCGGCCTGACGGCGAAGCCGGCAAGCCTGGACGAACTGACACCGGATCAACTGCTCGAGGTCGCGCGCAACGTCGAGAGCGAGTCGTAGGCCCATCCCCTCCTGCGACATCGTCTGACCGCCGACGTTGTTCGTGACCAGGGGGCGCGTCGAGTCTTCAGCGGAAGACTCCCCGACGAGGTGCTCGGCGCGCCCCCGTTTTTCTTCTGAAAGGAGACACCATGACCACCCCCAACCAAATTCCCGTGCTTGACATCCGATCTGCCTTGGAGGCGCACGCAATGGCTGACCTCGACATCGCGGCGCTGCGGAAGCGCATCTGGGCTCGCCTCGACGCCGCCGAGGAGCGGGACTCCCTGCGTGCAGCCGCTGAGATCGGCGAGAGGATCGACGCCACGCACATGGACCGCATGGTCGAGATCGCTTCGCTACGAGAGGAGCGGGACCGGCTCCGCACCCAACGCGACGAGCTGCTGGCTGCGCTGGAGCCGATCGTCTGGCAACTGGAGTCGGCGCAACGCAGCACTGCGCCCGCGTTCTTCAAGGGCTTCGCCATGAACGACACCGAATCCGGCGCGCTGCTGCGTGCCATCGCCGCCGCCAAGGAGACCACCAATGCACTCCTCAGCCCTCTTGCTGTCGCCAGTCCACTCGGCTCGCCACTCGACGATGAGTCTGCGCGACTTCTCGATGCCGCCGAGCACGGCGATGGGGTCTTGGTTGGTCATGGTGTCTCCTTGGCGGCGGCGATGGCGGCGCGGAAGGCGTCGCCGAAGCACGAGGCGAAGATCGCGGCATGGAGAGACATCTATTGGTCGGCCCGCTCCAGCGGCGGCATGACACTCGACGATACACGCGAATGGATCGACGAAGGCGTCGCCCTCATGCGATCCGCGCCGGACGGCGACGCGAAGCTGGCCGAGGTTCGTCGACTACGCCACTTGCTTCAAGATGCTTGTGCGATCGTCTGTTGGCGACGTGACGGAGGCATGTGGACGACTGCATGGCAAGAGATGCAAGAGGCGCTACTCGTCGACGCTGCATCAATGGGGTGTGCGGCTAGCGGAGTCCGATCGCCGAAGCCCGAACCGCCAGCGCCACAGGACGGCGACGCGAAGCTGCGGGAGTTGCGGGCCGAGATCGACCGGCTCCGCGCCGAGAACGCCCGCCTGCAAGCCGACCTCGCCGCCGCCGTGAAAGCTCACCAGTTCGCTGAGTCATCGCAGAAGGTCGAGCAAGGACTGGCGAAGTCAGCCGAGGCGCGCGTGGCGCATCTGGAGCGCGACCTCGCCGCCGCCCGAGCCGACCAGGCCGCGATGGCGAGGCGGGAGCTGGAGGCGGTGCAGTCGTGGATGTTCCAGTTTCGCCCAGCGGGCTACCCCAACATCCAGGCGGTGGCGAGCTTCTGCACTGACCGCCTCGCCGCCCTTCCCGCCCAGCACGCGGAGCCGAAGCCGGACGCCGCGACGCGCGACGGCGACGAGGTGCTGCGCGAACTGGCGCAGTGGGCCGGCGGTGAAGGCACCAACGAGCTGTGGCGTGCCGTCGCCGAGCTATGCCGCCGCGAACTGGCGAGGGGTGGGAAGTGAACCAGGAACTCCTCGCCCGCATCGCCGCCGACCTGCGCGCGATCCAGCACCGTGCGCACATCGACGCCGTGACGATCACCGTCGCCAAGCTGATCGGCCTGGCCGGCAACATCGAGCGCGCGATCCGCGAACGCCGGCCGACAGCGGCGCAGCTGTTCGCCGACCCGATCGCCGACGCCGCGATCGAGGTTCCGACGCTGCGGTTCACGGTGCCGACCCCGCCGGCGGCGAAGAACAGTCGCCGCATCTTCCGCACGGGTGCCGTCTGCCCGAAGTGCCGGAAGCCGACCGGGCACCTGGGCTCCTCGATGTCCGACGAGGCGAGGCACGCGCGAGAGAAGATCATCGAGGAGGCGGTCGACGCGCTGCGCCGGCAAGCGCCGCAGGCGTTCAGCGAACGTCGGCCGCTGCTGCCCGACGAAGACGTCGGCGTGACCGTGGTGCACAACGTGAAGAACGACACCGCCGACGTGGTGATCGAGAAGCGCGGGCCGAAGCCGAGCGGCAAGGGGCCGACCGGACGGCGCCGCGACGTGACCAACGTGCCCGAGCTGGTGCTCGATGCCGTGCAAGGCATCGCCTACCACAACGACAACCAGGTCGCCGACCTGCGCGTGTGGCGCAACGTCGGCGAACCATCCAACCTGCAACCGGAGCTGTGGTGATCCCAATGGAACGAATCGACTACGAAGACCTCGACCGGCGCCTGAAGTCACCCGACTGGCGCTTCGAAATGGACCGAGACGAGCTGCGGCTGCTGTTCACGCTCGCGGGTAGTTCGGTGTCGCGTGAGTTGTACGAAGCTCGCTGGCGCGAACGCGAAGCCGTGATCAAGCAGCGCAACGAAGCGATCGCCGAGCGCGATAATCTGCGCAAGCAACGCGACGAGGCGATCGACCAGCGCCTGACCGCGGCCAACGCCAGCCATAATCTGCGCAAGCAGAACGAAGTGCTGCGGAAGGAATGCAACACGATGCGCCAGCAGCGCGACGAAGCCCGCGAGGCCTGCACGGGGCACGAGCCATTGGTCGAGGCGATGCGGAAGCGCATGGTGCACCTGCTGCACGAGTGCCGCGGCAAGATCATGGGCATAGCTGCGGTGCCTGGACGTCGGGATGCGCTGGCGTGGGCTGATGACCAGCTTGCGTCGATGGGTGAGCCGATCGTCAAGACGGTGGGTGAACCGGTCGTGATCGACGAAGGGCTCAACGCAAGATCGAAGCGGCTGCGCGCTGCCGGCGCGACGCCGAGCATCATGGTTTGCGGCGTGTCGCAGGTCACCGTTTCGCATCGGTGGCTCGACGATGGCACGTTGTGCATCACCCTTGCGGATGTCAAGCCGTCGTGAACCTCGTCGTGCAACGCGATCCGCGCGAGTGCAGCGCCTGCAGCCGGATGGTGCGCGCGTTCGTTGTCGTCGAGTTCTACGACCGGGATTACGAGGTGGCCACGCTGCGCCTGTGCATCCAGTGCACGCAGGAGGCCGCGGCTCTGACGGCACGCTTCTACGCCGAGGGCAAGCCGCCACCTTGATGCGGTCCGAACCGTGAGCCTGTAGGCTGACGCACCGAACGCAGCAGGCCACCAGAACGAGGAGCAACGGACATGAGCACGACGATCACCAAGGACGGCATCACCTGGACCATCGACGGAACGCCAGCGACCGGCACGTTCATCGGCGGCGACCCGTACGTCGTCGGCACCATCAACATTTCGGCGATCTCGCCGCAGACGACGACGCTCACGGGAGGGCGGAAGGTGCACGGCTCGATGCTGAACATTCAGCACCGGCCGCTGTACGACCCGAACGGTGATCCGCCTTACTACGCGAACGACTTCGCGCAGGGACTCGACAGCAGGCCGCCATCGAGCACCGCATACGACGACGACCTGAACGTCGCGAACGACCTGCCGACCCTGGCCATGGTTGCCGGCGACTCGCTGATCTCGTGCGAGTCGGACCTTGCTGCACCGACCGCGGACTACACGCAGGTGTTGCGTGCGGCTGTTCTGACTTGTGTCACTGCCGCCCCTGGCCCGAACGAGTTCCGCCCGCCGTACTGGAACGAGGCACGGCCGTCGGCTCCGTACGTGTGGAACGACGGCATGCTGGATCGTCTGCCGAAGGTATTCGCGGCGAGCTGGGGCGCCGGCATCGCAGACATGGCGACGAGAGCGCGCAAGCTGTGGTCGGGCATCGGCCACGGAGAAGGCATCTATCGACTGCGGCCGAAGCTCAACATGGAGCCGTACTATGTCGATCTGAACAAGGACCTGAGCCGGATGATGCTCGCGCTGTGTTCCAACATCCCGAATGCGCAGAAGCGGGACCTCGCGATCGCGCTGTGCCAGACAGGGATCGACTACGCATGGGCGGCTAAGAACGGGAGCTATCAGGCTGGCACGCACGCAACTGGCATGAAGCCCATCATCGTGCTGATGTCGATGCTGCTCGGACATCCCGACTTCGACGACGTCAACGCGCTCGCGCGCACCGACCTTTCGGTGGCGTACTACCAGGGTGGGCTCACGCAGGATCACCGCGTGGTGTGGGGCGAAGATGGGCAGTGCTTCTACGTCGAGGAGACGAGCAGCGGCGTCTACAACTGGGGCGAAGGCGGGTACACCGCGGCCGACGTTGGCAACGCCGACTGGGGCAACACGCACTGGGTGAAGCACGGTGAGAGCGACGTTGCGGACTGGCACTACCACTACGACGGCTGGGATCCGAAGTCGTACAACAACGGGTATCGGCAGTGCTGCGCGGCGAGCGGCTGGGTGGGCACCTACCTGTCCATGCTCGCGATGGGCGCGGTGAAGATGTGGAACCACAACCCCTACTTCGACTGGGTGCGCCGGTGGATCGACGCAGCGCCTGCCCTCGGCCTGAGCCTGCAGGGACTCGACGCGGACATCCAAGCGCTATGGGAGCCGTACAAGCCGCAGGTGATGGCCAGCATGCGGCAAATCGGCATCGCGAACGGAAGCCAGCCGCGCATCACGATGGACACCGTGGCGGACAACATCCGCCCGTGGCGCCTTCGGGTGAACGTCGGCGTGCAGCTGCAAGTCGTCGGTGTTCTGGTTCGGTCTGAAGAAACCGCGCTTCGACCGAACCCGGGCTACTTCGGGGCCCGCACGCAGGGGCTCGTCTACCTCGACCAGGCCACCTACAACGGAAGTCTGCTGTTCACGACCGATGCGAATGGCGTCGCCGTCATCGACATGCAGGCCATCGACGACGTCGGCGAGACGTACACGGTGCAGGCTGGCATCCTGATGGGCGGCCAGATCGTGACGACGAACGCGCTCGAAATCACGGTCACCGCGGCGACCTGATCCGATGGCGCGCGACGACGACGAGTTGTTCCCGCCGACGACCTGCAGCGATACCCATGCGCTGCAGGGCGTCGTCGTGTTCCTTCTGGTGGTCGCATTCTTCGCGGTGCTGCTGCTGCTGGCGCACTGCGACAACCCGGCGAAGTGAGGCAATCGCGATGGAACTCGAGAACCTGGAAAAGCGGCACGAGCACGTTCTGCGCAAGCTGACGCTGGCCATCATCGAGCGCGGCAAGGCAACGGCCGACGCCGAGCTCGCGCGCAGCGACGCGAAGACGTGGCGCACGCTGGCCATCATGGGTGCCGTCGTCGCCTTCGCTGCTGGCGTCTACATCGGCACCGTCATCGGGGCGCACTGAACATGATCAAGAACCGCCGCGTCATCGTCACCCTTGAGCTAGACACCAGCGCCAAGCTCGAGCACCTGAACGACCACAACTGGTGGAAGCGCGCGCTCGGCGCCGCGATCGCCAACCCCGTGCACAGCGCCACGGCCGTCGAAGCGAAGGCGCTGCGCGTGGCGAAGAAGAACGCCGTTGCGTCGAAGACCATTCGCGACGCGAAGCCCGTGCGACTGCCGAGCGACGTCGTGAAGTAGCGGCTGGCGCACGGCGAAGGCGAGAAACAACCGGGGCCGGAGTCTGCGCGCGTCGCGCTGGCTTCCGGGCACCCGCAAACACGAGAGAACGACCCCGATGCTGAAGCTCTACAACGCCGCCCCGTGCCCCTGGAAAGGCTGGGTGCCGTTCACCGTCCCCGACTCAGTGCCGCTGCCGCCTAACGGTCTGTGGCGCGTGCAAGGCGATCGCGGCACGGACCGCATGATGACCGTCGTGCGCGGTGAGCAGCTGGGGCGCATCACGTGCGCGTGGATCGAACTCGAGTGCCAATCCGACGAGGCGGTGCATGCCGACCTGGCCTTGCAGCACATGGACGCGACGGAGGTGGTGATCAAGGAGGGGACCGAGCTGCCACCGTTGGAAGGTGGTTCGATCGAGTACCTCGACGAGGACCTGCTGCCCGACGCGCCGAACCCCCTCGCACAGATCCCACCGCACGTTCTCGCCGACCCTGCCGGCGCCATCGGCTGCAGCATCAACGGCATTGTGCTCGAGCAGGTGCCCGGTGCGAGCGGCGCGTTGATCGAGGTCGACGGCCCGGCGCTGCGCTCGCACGGCCGCGCCTTGGTCGGCTCGGCGGTGTGGGCCGACATCTTCATTGCCTGGGTGCCAACCGAGGCCTGGCTGCGGTTCGAACTGGTGTTCACCTGCGCGCACCCGAACCGCTCGCCGATGATCGTCGAGGGCCCGCTGCCAGGGTTCGACCTGCGCATCGGCAACATGCTGGTCGCCTACCACGGTGCGCGCATGGGTGCGGTGCTGCGCGGCGAGCGCATCGCGCAGGGACAGGCGCGCTCGTTCTCCGGCATCGCGGCATGGCTCACGATGCTGTCCGAGGACCAGAAGCGGCAGCTGGTCACCGGGGCGATGCAAGGCGGTCCGTTCGCGATCGAAACCGAGTGGAAGACGCAGGCCGGTGGCCTTGGCGTTCCCGACGCGCAGAACGGGTTCAACGTCGACACCTGGATTCGGCAGCAGTGGGGCGGCGCCATGCAACAGCAGTGGTCGACCACCCCGACGACCGAACTCGGCGTCGCCTGGAACAGCGGCGTGACCGGTGCGCAAGAAGACCAGTGCTTCAGCGCCAACGGTGGCGAGGCCTTCGCCGCGCACCGCACGGCGCCCGCGGCAGTCTTCATCCGCTACCAGGCCGCTCTGCTGGCTTCGCGGCGTCCGTGTCACTGGCGCGAAGCCGACGGCAAGCTGCTCGACTGGGACGCGCACCCGAACCTGCGCATGTGGGGCGGATGCCCGCACTACTCGGCAGACGTGAGCCCGGATCGCCTGGGCCTGTCGCGCATCCCCGGCACGATGGATACGGGCGGGTGGTCCGGGCCTGACCGGGAACACTTCTTCTACGGCTCGCTGTGGTTCGCCGCTGCAGTCACCGGCAGCAGGGCGCTGCAGATGGAGTGCGAGGCGCTTGCGCGCGTGGTGTGGTTCAGCGAGACCGTGCAACCAGGCCTGAGCACCAGCCACGTCGATGCGTCGCGATCGGTGGGGTGGTTCGGCATCCTGATTCGGGCGTTGGCCAGCACGATGGGGGACGGGGCATCGGTAACCCGCATGGTGATGCGCGCATTGGATCGTGTGACCACCGTCTACAAGCACGAGCTGCCGAGGAAGAACGCGCACGGGGTGACCGTGTGGGACAGCAGGCCAGACCCCCGACTTCTGGTCGACCTAGCGCCCACCTACCCATCGGCCTGGATGGTGTGGCAGCAGAGCATCGGGGCGTTCGGGCTCTACCTGCTGGGCAAGATGCTGGACGACGAGGAGGCCATGAGCATGGCTGTCGATGCTGCGCGCACGTGCTTCGAGCAGGGATGGCGCGATGGCATCGAGTGGGAAGTGCTGGGCAGCACGGCAGACGGATCGCCGTTGCCTGTCGACCAGTACGGCGAGGGCATGGGCGCGCACCGCACGGGATGGTTCCGCCACGCGTGGATGCCGCTCGCCATCGCCGTGCTCGAGGCCGAGGGCGACGCGCAGGCCT